ACAGTAGCCGCTAAACCATGCGGAGGATGCGGTGAAACAAAACATCGAGTCCCCGAACCTGAAGTTACTCAATTCGTCTGGCCGTATTGGGACGGCGGGGCACAAGCGGACGAGCTTCGATGGTCCATCCGATCAGTCGAAACGTTTTTCCAAGGTCGGGCAAAGATTACAATCATCGGTGACAAGCCGGACTGGTATCACGGGCACATCATCATTAAAAAGAGAGTCCCGCACACGAAGCCGAATCGAGCGTTCCGCGACATGCTTGGCAAGGTGTTTTACATCGCGACACATGCCGAAATTGATTCTGAGTGCGTGTGGATGATGGACGACATTTACTTTCTGAAGCCGTTCACACTGGACGACATCAAGACACCTCGTGCGGAACCGTGGCGACCGGACGAGAGCAACAGTTGGCAGAAGCGTAAAACGGCGTCGATGGAAGCACTGGCGGCCCGTGGATTAACTCAACACGACTACGCAACGCATTTGCCGCACTGGTTGGAGAAAGACAAACTGCGGGCGATGTTTGATGACTTCAATCTGCACGAGCACACCATGTTGTGGGAAGTGCTGTACGGCAATGTTTATCGAGGCACTCCGCAACGCACGCGGCCATTCTTCGCACGCTTTCAGCATCAGGCAGACAAAGAGACGTACAAACGACTCACCGCAAACACGACTGTCATCAACAACACCGAGCCAGCTTGGTGTGATGGTCTTCATGACTTTCTCGCCGAACGGCTTCCGACTCCTTCGAGCGTCGAGGCGGAACACGAGGCGTCGAAGCCGGTTTACATCATCACAAAGAAGGGGCCACGAACTGTAAAGCGTCGGCCACTGGAAACGCACAGAGACTACATCGAGAAGCAGGCTCAATGATTCCTCACATCATGATCATTCAGTCTGCCTACACTGACCGCAGGCTATCGGAGCGACGACTGGAGATTTCTCGCCACACTGCGATACCATCGCTGGCATTCCAGACGGTTAAGCCAGTGATTCACATCGCTGTCAATCCTGACGATCCGTTCTTGGCTGAGAGGCTTGAGGCTTTCCGGTCGACAGGTTGCGAAGTTAAGCCGCTTTACCGGCCGAACTGGAAACTCTACCGCGAGAACTGGGAGCTTCCAGAGGGGCGAAAAATCGTCAGCCGCATGGACGATGATGACGTGATCTGTAAAGAGTATTGCCAGCGGACACGCGAAGCCGCTCCAGAGTCAGGCGAGTGGAATCTCATCTGGCCGAACGGCTACGTCTTCTGGCGCGAGACATGCTACCTCTTGCACCATCCGGGCATTCAGTTTGTGACACTGGTAACTGATCACGACAAAGACCCACATCAGGAACAGCACTGGGGATACCACAAGCGATGGCAAACAAAGGTCGTCTCCGATGCGGTTGGCTGGATCTGGGTTCGTCATGGTGACGCGGCATCGTCAACGCTGCCACGATATCGCAAAGTCAAAAGAAGCGGCATTGATTCAAAGCGAATTCCAATCAACCTAAGAGCAATCCTGCGAGCCATTGCGGACTCTGGGACAGCCAGCGGAAACTATACAGAACATCGGAATCCAGCCCTGCTGAAGCACGTCATACAGCAGAACGAACGACACGCACCGACAGCACCAGCCGGGCCGCGTTTTTTGGTCGTAGTCCCGACACATCGACTGGCGGTGGCTCAGGCGACAATCGACGAACTGCAAATGTCCTTCACCTATCCAACAGAGTTCCACATCTTGGACGGCACGCCCTCGAAGTGTCACGCACTCAATAAAGCTCTGGCTGAACTGCTCGATCCGGCAAAGCATGATATTTACGTGACGATCGACGACGACATTCTGCCAGGGGAAAACTGGCAGCACTTTATCGCATGTGCATTCGACCGCATTCCGAAGCTGGGAGCGTGCGGAGTTGATTACAGCGGAACCGAGGAAGGCCGGACGCTTATGTCCAACGCAATGAACTCGCCCGTGCAGCAGGTTAAAGACATTCAGTTCCGCGACGCGACTGGGTTTATGAATCTTGCGGGCGGATGTTTCGCAATCAGGCCCGCACTGGCCAAGGAGATTGGCCCGTATCCATTCGCAGACGATGGCAGACAATACCATGCGGACGAAGACGGCTGGAGGTCGCATCAAGTCACGCGACGCGGCTGGCGGGTCGGCTATGTCACGAATCCCAATGAGCCAGTCAGAATGATTACGCACGTCAACACAGAACAGTATGTTGAGACGAAAGCCAAAGACGTAGAGGCGTGGCAAGCGAGGCCCGTCTGGTCATGAGAACACTAATCCCCTGAAGCGGATAAAAAGCGGCGGGGATGCACAGCACTGGGAGAGGACTGCGAGCTACCTGCAGTCCTCGCTGTGTTTAATGATTAGCAACTACTGCCGCACGTTGGACATTTCCATCCGCCGAATTTGACGGACGATAAAACCCAAATCGGAATCCACATTCCCAGTGTGAAAAATGAAATGCACAAGTGCAGTGCATGGTTAGTGCTTGGCCGGACTGCCATAACATTGCTTTTGCATTTGGGACAATGCTTTGCAGTGACATCGGCCATCACGCACACCCTCTGGCAAACCACATCAGCAGCAGAATCGGGCCTGCGAAAATGCAGGCGCGTAAGTCACGGGCGATTCGGCGGGACGGGTTCATGGTTAACAGGATTGACGCGGACGGGCAAAATGTCAAATGACTAGCCAGCCGCGAGCCGTTCGGCGGTCATGCTGACCAGACGACCCAATAAAAACACGGGCAAAACAAAATCTTTTCCACAATCCAGCAAAATGATATCACCACCCATTGACGCCCCTGCCGATAGTGATATCATGCTCGCATCGAGACGCAAAACACAAACGAGGAAAAGAACGATGATCAACACACCAGAAACAATCAACATGATCAAGCCTTGGCTCACAGGAAACGACGAGAATGACGCAAAGATGCTCAGCCGAATGTTTCGAGCGGTTGGCTTCAGTCTTGGAGAGTGGCGAACAGTGGTGGCGGAAGCGAAGGCAGCATAATGACCAAAGAAAAAAGACAAGGGGCTGGCAGACCAGCCCCAACAATCCGAAACCTGCAAGCCCGCATCATTTACGCTCAGCACGACGGCAACCACGCCGAAGTCTTGCGGCTAAAAAAGGAACTGGAGAACGTGAAGTGACAAAGAAAATCAAAGGCAATCCTCAACTGCTGCTGCGTGTTCCGCCGGAACTGCAAAAGCCTTTGGCGGATGAATCAGCGAAGACCGGCGAAAGTCGGCAGGGCGTGTTGTGGCGGATCGCGGCGAAGTATTTTAAGGGGCGGAAAGCGTGAGGATCGACTTCAATACACGTTCAGCAGAAGACTACGCACGTTTTCTAGCTGTACGCAAATGTCCGATCTACCAGTTCAAGGGATCGGCCGCAATTGTCCCTGACGAATACGCCTCACTCGTCGGCGTGAAGTCAAAGCGAAAGACGGGCAAGAAATACACTCCGGCCGTCAACCTGTTCGACTACCAGGCAGACATTGTTCGGATCGCTGTTGAGCGTCGCAAGTATGCTATTTTCGCTGACTGCGGACTTGGCAAAACGTTGATGCTTCTGGAGTTCGCTCGCCATTGTGCTGAGCAGACAAAAGGCAAAGTGCTGATTGTTTCCCCGTTGATGGTATGTCGTCAAACGGTCGACGAAGCCATCCGGTGGTACGGCGAATCATTCCCGATCGGTCGAGTTAAAGCCTTCGATCTGCAGTACTGGTTGAACTCAGCAAGCTCGCTTGATTCGCAAATTGGAATCACGAACTACGAAGCGATCCGCGAAGGGCTGGAGCCTGGAAGACTGTCAGGATTGATTCTCGATGAATCATCCATGCTGAAAAGCCATTACGGTGCATGGGGTACGCGGCTGATTGAGTTGGGCCGTGGACTTGATTGGAAATTGTGCGCGACAGGAACGCCAGCCCCGAACGATCGAATCGAGTTTGCGAATCATGCGGTACTGTTGGACCGTGCGAAAACCGTCAATGAGTTTCTCGCCACATACTTCATTAATCGCGGTGAAACGCAAAACCGATGGGAACTCAAGCCGCACGCATTAAAGCCGTTCTATAGGTCGCTTGCCGACTGGTCGATCTTTCTGACGAATCCAGCCACCTACGGATGGAAAGATAACGTTGGCGTTACTCCGCCGATCAACATCCACATCGATCACATCGATCTAACCGACGAGCAACGCAAGGCTGCTCAGAGTGTCACTGGCTCGCTGATCACAAACAATATCGGCGGAATCGGCGACCGTGGCAAGCTGTCTCAGATCGCAAAAGGTAAAGGCGGGATCGCATCGCTAAAGCCTGCATTTATTCGGGCGCAGGTCGAAAGCTGGCCCGATGAAAGCACAATCATTTGGTGCCACTACAACGACGAGCAAGAGCAGATGGAGAAGCTGTTTCCTGAATCGGTCAGCGTTTCGGGTGACACAAAAGAAGCAGACCGAGAAGAAGCCGTCGATGCGTTCAAGTCAGGCCGTGCAAAAGTGCTAATCACTAAGCCAAAGATTCTCGGGTTCGGCCTTAATCTACAGGTCTGCACACGGCAGATCTTCAGCGGCATAAAGGATTCCTATGAGGAGTTCTATCAGGCCGTCAAGCGATCCAACCGAATCGGATCAACGAAGCCTCTCAATGTCCATATTCCAGTGACAGAATTGGAAGTTCCATTCGTTGACAACGTGTTGAGAAAAGCCGGTCGAGTGCAGCAGGACACTGAAGAGCAGGAAGCACTTTTCAAGGAAATCGGCCATGCTTGTTTCGTCGACTAACTTCTGCCTGATTTATATCGAAATCTTAGAGCAGATCGATCCCACGATCCTGCCGGCGTATTACCCGGCGATTCGAAATCTATATCGAACTGACCCTCGCGATCTGGTGACTCCTGAACAGGTCTTCATTTCCAGAAATCACGCATTCGGGTTTGTTTACTGCCTGTTGATTCGCGAACACAAACGACTTACAGAAAGAGCCAAAAATGCTGTTGTCTAATGACGAGCAATACCACGTCCATCACGGCGATTGCATTCCACACATGCTGGAAGATATGCCGGCAGACTCTGTTGACTTCGCTGTGTTCAGTCCGCCATTCCCTTCGCTGTACGCTTACAGTGATGCGGAAGGAGACATTGGAAACGTCGATGCGATGGGCATGGAAGCGGCGGTGCATCTGTCGTTCATGTTCAACGGGCTTGCAAGAGTCTTGAAGCCGGGGCGAGCGGCAATCGTTCACGTCTGCCAGATCCCGCGAATGAAACGATCGGGCGGCGTTGGGCTTTGCGACTTCCGAGGAACCAACATTCGGCTCGGAGAACGTGCTGGCCTCGTGTATGAATATGATTGGAGCGTTCGCAAGAATCCACAATCACAGGCTATTCGAACACGATCACGAGAGCTTCAGTTTTCTGGGCTGGAAAGCGATCGCTCAAAGCAACGCGGCACGCTTCAAGACTACCTGATCAAGTTTCGCAAGCCAGGCGAGAACGCAACGCCGATAGACGCGAAGGGACAAGTCAGCCGAAACGATTGGATCGCATGGGCTGAAGGCTGCTGGGATGACGTTCACGAAACAGACACCCTAAACACGGCAGCGGCAAAATCAGACGATGACACGCGGCACATTTGCCCGTTGCAGCTTGAGGTGATTCGTCGATGCGTTTTGTTGTACTCGAATCCCGGTGAAATCGTATTCAGTCCGTTTGCTGGCATTGGATCAGAAGGCTTTGTTTCGCTTGGTGGAACATCACCAAAGACGAAACGGGCGATCTACGACAAGCGGCGTTTTTATGGCTGCGAACTGAAAACAGAATACTACAAGCAGGCATTGAAGAATCTCGATCTGGCAACACGTCAGCATTCTGCGGTTCATCAGTCGAGTTTGTTTTCAGAACTTGAGGAGGTCGCAACATGAGCCAACTAACCCTCTTCGACCTCCCCGAAGCAACAGCCCCAATCGCCCGCAACAGCGACCCAATCACATCGCACAAAGCAGCCGAACGAATCCAGCCAACAGTCACGGCCCGGCAGCTTCAATGCCTAGAAGTTCTCCGCGAACACGGTCAGCCAATGACAAGCAGCGAACTGGCCGAAGCCTGCTGCAATCAGTTCTGCTCAGATCTGAAAGTCGATCCCGTGCAGTACGCAAAGAAGCTTGACAACTTTCGCAAGAGGGCTGACGAGATCAAGCGAAACGAAGACCTGTGCATTCGGCTGGATGCGGAGCGAGATGGCGGGCAGTTGTTCAAAGCAAAGGAGTGCAAATGATTATTCCGCAAAGCAAGTCAAAGCCACCAGTCCCACATAAGGATTCGCGATTGACGCCGATTGTTTGCTTGGGAGTTATCAAGATTCGACGGTCAGGAGGCGGAGGGCGACCGATTTGGAAGTGCCGGTGTGAATGCGGAAACGTCATCCTGACAGCACGCCACCGAATCCAAAACGGTGAAACCAAGTCATGTGGATGCCTGCGAAAAGAAATGTCACGCGACGCGATCAAGCACGCTCAACAAGTTAGGAGAGACAAGTATGCCGCTATTAAATGAAATCATCGCAACAGTGTTACTTATCGTTTTGGCGTGGTTTGCGGCTGGATCATCGCAACTCGCTGACGAGCGAAGCCAGATCAAGCGTGGGAACAAGTGGGTGCGGGACAACTACCCGCCAACATACTAACCGGCGAGAGCAAGGGTTCACCGGATTTATCTGACTGTGCGGCGTGGTGGGACACGCGGGGATGTTGCGGAACGGCATTCTTTGGCCTTGGTTCAAATCCAACACAGTCATTCAGCGGCAACGTGTCGCTGTCCCAAACGCCAATTTAGGAAAACAGACAATGATTACATTTACGCTTGAAACTATTAGTCCGCATGTGGCTAAGCAGTATTTAGAACGAAACCATAAAAACAGATCGCTCACCAAGGAACGCGTGAACGCATTATCGAGAGACATTCAGTCAGACGCCTTTATGGTCACGCATCAGTGCATCGCGTTTAATGCTAACGGCGATTTAATCGACGGACAGCATAGACTGTCGGCCGTTGTAGCGACAGGAAAAGCGGTGCAGATGTATGTGGCGAGATATGAGCGAACAGAGACGGCGATGGCGTTGCCTTTTGATAATGGATTGACCCGCAAGCATTATGACATTCTTGACATTACTCGGAAGCAGACTGAACTCGCGTCTGCGGTGCTGAGAATCAAAGGCCGAGCAAGCACTTTTACATCTGCGGATATACAGGCGTGCGTTGATCATCACGAGTCGCAGTTTAAGACGGTTTTGGAATGCTCATCGAACACGGCTAAGCACAGGTCGTCTGCTGGCGCGAAGGCTGCTATTGCGTTACTGATAAAAAAGAACCCACACGCTGCGGATGAAATCATCCAGCAGTATGTGAAGTTTCTAAACTTTGATTTAGATGGTATGTGGCCGAGCGTGGCGGCGTGTGTTCGCGCATTGGAAAACATTAGGGCATCTGGCGGATCGACGATGCAGAAAATGGTAGCGTCGAGAGTGTGGTATGCGTTTCAACCTGAAAATAGGCAGTTGAAGTTAATCAGAATACTAGATGAAAACGCACTGATAACAGAGATGCAAGCGTTTTGCTGAATCGGAACGGGCAGATCGTTTCTGTCCGGCCCGCTGTCAACGGCGGCGGGCGAATCTCCCTCAGAGCCTGCTGCATTGGAAAATGATTTTCAACGGCTGGCCCCCGCAAGCCAATGAAGGCGCGGCAGGCTCTGATTTGTCACTCCTGCGAACAGTCACCAAGGGTTCGGCGTTTCCAGCAGTCACGCCGAGACTGTTCGCAGGTTTTTCTCTCGTGTTTTTCTTTCTCTACGGAGGTGTGCCATCTTAGTTTTAACTCGGAAGCTTGACGAAAAAATCATCTTCGACATTCCAGCATCGTCAGTGCCTCAGCAAATCACTCTGAACGTGAATGAGATTCGAGCTGACAAAGTAAGGCTCGGAATCATCGCTGACAGATCAATCACGATTGACCGCAAAGAGATTGCGGATTCGAAAGCAGTTCACGGAGTCTGGAAGAAGCCAGAGCGTCCGGAGATTTCATCCGTCGTACGAATCGGTGAACGACTTCCCGGCGAACTAATGCGGAGAAAACCGCAATGACACGACGCAAGAAAGCCGGAAAGAAATCCAACAGGCTACACGCTCCAACAGGCCACAAGCCAATGACGCGAGATCCATCCTTGGAAGAGATCTGGGGCACTGAAACAACGATCGGGCTGGCGGAAATGATACGGATGGAACGGCCTGACTTGCCGCAGAACAAAGGGCTGCATCGGCCTTCACAGATTCGGCAGTGTTCGACGCGGATGCTGCCGGGTGGTCGCGGCGTATTGAGGGGACAGGGATGAGCCGCAAAGCGAAGACTGACAGAGTCCCCCGAACTCGCGCCGGTGGTGAATGGACTGAAGCGGCATTCTGGGGGTTCATTCGTTCCGGTCTTCGCCAGCTGTCACGTCGATGGCCTCCGTTGGTTCGCCATGCACTGAACGAAGCGAGACGGAAAAGCCAAAGTGACAACAAGCGGCTGAAATGGGAATTCCAATGCCAGCGATGCGAAGCATGGTTTGCACGCAAAGAGGTCGAAGTTGATCACGTTCAGCCATGTGGCTCACTGAAATCATTTGCCGATCTGAGCGTGTTCGCCGATCGGCTGTTTTGCGAATCGGATGGTTTGAGAGTGTTGTGTTCTGAGTGTCATTTAGAGCGGAGAAAAGAGCAATGAAGATCTTGAAAGGCAAACAGGGCGGGCCACGTCGCGTTCTGTTTCATGGGACGAACTTTATCGGAAAGACAACGTTTGCCTCGCAGGCGTTCGGCGGGGCGTTGTTGGCGAATCTGGAAGACGATCGAGACGTTGACATGGATAAGACGCCCCCGATTCGAACGTGGGATGAGTGGCAGGAGTTTTGGTTGCATTGCGACACGACGGCGGCAAAAGGCGAATTCCCGTATCGCTGGATTGCCATTGATACGATTGACGCTTTGCAGCGGATCATCGAAAAGCAGATCTGCAAAGAAAAGAATGTCGAAAGCATGGCCGACGACAAGTTTTCGTATGGCAAGGGCAACAAGTTCATTGAGGCGATGTGGGACAAGATCAAGTTCCAATTGGATTGGCTGCACACCGAACGCGGGCTGGGAATCATCCTGCTGGCACACAGCGAAGCCGTGAAGATCACTCCGCCAGATGCACCGTCCTATGAGCGGTGGGAGC